GCAACGGGGCCGGGCAGAGTTTGTTTTCACAGCGTTTCAGCGCGTTTTTGCCGCCAGGGGCCATATATGGACCGAATATGCCCCCTGGGCACACAACCCCTTGACAGCCCGCACCCCAATCGCATAAACAGGAACCCAGACAACCACGGGCGACGCCTGAACCCGACGGGGCGATGGCTCGCCCGCTGACACCAACGGAGCCCGGCCGATGAGCACCAGCGACCTCAGCGACTCCATAGCCAAAAGCGCCGCCGCCCCCCGCCGCGTCAAAGGCGACGAAGGCGAAGTCGAGCAGCACAGCCTCACCGACCAGATCGCAGCCGACAAGCACCTCGCCCGCGTGTCCGGCGCCGGCCACCCCGCCCGCCTGCTCCGATTCGCCAGATGCAGACCCCCGGGGGGCTGCTGATGGCCAAAATCTTCGGCTTCCACGTCACACGCGCCAAAGCCGACGCCCCCCCCCGCCAGGGTGGCCGCCGGCACCACTCCCATCTATCCGCACGCGAAATGCGCGACCTCCGAGCCTCCTACGACCTCGCCCGCACAGACGACCAGAACGAGAACCACTGGGCCAACGCCGACGACTTCAACGCCGTCAAAGCCAACAGCCCCGCCGTGCGCAAAGTCATGCGCCGCCGCGCCCGATACGAAGACGCCAGCAACCCCTACGTCAAGGGCATCGGCCTCACCCACAGCAACCACGTCATCGGCCGCGGCCCCCGCCTCCAGATGCTCACCGGCAACCCCGCCCTCGACCGCGACATCGAGCGCGCATGGCGCCAATGGGCCAAAAAAGTCCGACTCGGCGGCAAACTCCGCACCCAATCGAGGGCCCGGGTCACCGACGGCGAAGCCTTCTCCATGTTCATCACCAACCCCGCCCTGCCCACCGAAATTAAACTCGACCTCCAACTCATCGAATCCGAGCAGATCGCCACCCCCCTCGGCGAATGGGACCCCGACAAGATCGACGGCATCGAGTTCGACGAATACGGCAACCCCACCTTCTACTGGAAGCTCACAGCCCACCCCGGCGGCAACGTCTACAAGGAGTTCGGCAAGGCCGACAGGATCCCCGCCGACCAGATGATCCACTGGTTCCGCGCAGACCGCGCCGGCCAGCGCCGCGGCATCCCCGAACTCGCCTCATCCCTCGGCACACTCGCCCGGCTGCGACGCTACTGCATCGCCGTCCTCAGCAAGGAAGAACTCCACGCCAGCATCGTCGCCAGCATCGAGACCGATGGACTGCCCGGCGACGGCCCCGGCGGCGACGCCGACGAAGAGGACCTCCCGCAGTTCATGGACACGATCGAATACGAGCCCGGCACCGTCATGTTCATGCCGGAAGGCTACAAAGCCAACCAACTCCAAAACAACCAGCAGGCCGTCGACTACTTGGGCTACAAGCACGAAGGCGTCGCCGAAGGCGCCCGGCCACTCGGCATGCCCTCGGGCATCGCCCTTGCCAACTCCGCCGGCTACAACTACTCATCCGCCCGCATGGACCACCAGGGCTACCTCACCGGCGTCCGCATCGAACAGGACGACTGCGAAACCGTCGTCCTCGACCCCACACTCACCCAATTCCTCCGCGAAGGCCGGCTCGTCTACGGATGGAACGTTGACGACGCCCCCCCGCACGCATGGTTCTGGGACTCCCTGGAAGAGATCGACCAGTCCAAAGCCGCCACCGCCCAGGAAAAGCGCCTCAAAAACGCCACCAGCAACCTCGCACTCGAATACGCCCGCGACGGCCTCGACTGGGAAGAACAGGCCGACCAGGCCCACCGGGAAACCGAGAAACGCCTCAATGACATCCTCAAGCTCGCCCCCCTCATCAAGCAACTCCGCGAACTCGGCGTCGCCATCAAACTCCCCGGTCTCACCGTCGAACCCGAACCCGATCCCCCAGAAGGCGCCCCCGACGACAAAGAAGACGAAGAGGAGGAGTGACCCATGGCCAAACGAGGCAAAAAACAGCACATCCGGGACATCGAGGCCGCACGCATGCCCGCCCGCCTCATCCTCTGCACCGCCCCCATCGAACTCACCGCCGGCGCCGCCGAAGGCGAGGAGCCCAGGCTCCCCACCTTCCAGATGCTCGCCTACACCGGCGGGGCCCTGAAACTCGACTGCCTGCCCCGCCCCGTCGTCATCTCCCTGGCAGGCATGCGCGTCCCCAAAGACTCCATTCCCATTTACAAGAACCATGACCCGGAACAGATCGTCGGCCATGCCACCGCCCGCATCGACGGAACCAATATCCTTGTCGACGGCGTCATCTCCGGCACCGGCCCCGCCGCCGAAGAAGTAGTCGGCAACAGCCGCAACGGATTCCCCTGGCGCGCCTCCATCGGGGCCATCCCTGACGACATCAAATACGTGCCCGAAGGCCGCACAATCCGTGCCAACGGCAGATCATGGCGCGGTCCCTGCTACCACGTCCGGGCATCCGAACTCGGAGAAGTCAGCTTCGTTCCGCGCGGCGCAGACGCCCGCGCAAAAACAGCAATCCAGGCGCAACACGGAGGAGAAGAGATGGAGTTCACGAAATGGCTGACCGCCAAAGGCTGGTCGGAAGAAGATCTGGACGAAGCGCAGCTCGCCACATTGCGGGCCGCATACGACACCGAATTGACAGCCGCCGCCGATGACGGCACCGTGCCGGAGCCCGCCACGGGCGTCAAGCCCGTCCAGGCCGCCGCACCGGCAGCCCTCGACACCAGCGGCGACGCCGTCCAGAAGATGCGCATCGAAGCCGCCGCCGAGAAGACGCGCATCGCGGGCATCACCGCAGCCTGCGGCGACACCCACGGCGAACTCGCCGCCGAAGCCATCAGCGCCGGATGGGACCTCGAAACCACCAAGACCAAGGTCGAACTCGCCGATCTGCGCGCCGCCCGGCCCGCACCCTTCATCGTCGGCTCCGGCGCCCCCGACATCACCGCCGAAGTCCTCCAGGCCGCCATCTGCGTCGCCGGCGGGCTCACCGGCGTCGAAAAGGTCTACCCCGACCCGGTTCTCCAGGCCGCGCACACGAACTTTCAGGGCGGCATCGACCTACAGGAAGTCCTCATCCAGGCAGCCCGGCAGAGCGGCTACACCGGCCGTGGCCGCATCACCAGCGGGAACCTCGGGCCGGTGCTCCAGGCAGCCTTCTCCACCCTCTCCCTGCCCGGCATCCTATCGAACACCGCCAACAAGTTCCTGTTGGAGGCGTTCAACGCCGTCGAGGACACGTGGAAGCAAATCGCCGCCGTCGGCAGCGTCAAGGACTTCAAGCAGATCACCAACTACCGCCTGACCGGGAACTTCACCTACCTCCAGGTCGGCCCCGACGGCGAACTGAAGCACGGGAAGATCGGCGAGGAATCCTTCACCAACAAGGCCGAGACCTACGGGAGGATGTTCTCCATCACCCGGCATGACATCATCAACGACGACCTCGGCGCCCTCACCGCCGTCCCCGGCAGGCTCGGACGCGGCGCGGCCCTGAAGATCAACGACGTCTTCTGGACCGCGTTCATGGACAACGCCCTCTTCTTCACCGCCGCCCGCGGCTGCTACCAGGAAGGCGCCGCCACGGCCCTGTCCGTGGCCTCCCTGACCGCCGCCGAACTGCTCTTCCTCGACCAGACCGACCCGGACGGCGACCCCCTCGGCATCACGCCGAAGATTCTCCTCGTCCCCAACGCCCTCTTCGTCGCCGGCACCCAGCTCATGCACGACCTGGAAGTCCGCGAGGACGGCAACACCAGCCGCAAGCAGTTTACCACCGGCAACCCGCACGCCGGCAAGTTCACCGTCGCGCGCTCCAGCTATCTCAGCAACGCGAGCTACACAGGCTACAGCGCCCTGGCCTGGTATCTCCTGGCCGACCCGCGCGACCTGCCCGTCATCGAGATCGTTTTCCTCAACGGCAAGCAGGAACCCACCGTCGAATCCGCCGACGCCGACTTCAACACCCTCGGCATCCAGATGCGCGGGTTCCACGACTTCGGCGCCACCACGCAGGAACACCGCGCCGGCGTCAAGAGCAAAGGCGAGGCGTAAACGCACCGATCCCCGGGGTCGGCCACACCGGCCGGCCCCGATCCGCTCCCCGGAGCGATAAACAGCCGCACACAGTGAAAACCTCAGACGGAGGCCCGAACCATGGCCGACTTCATTCATGACGGAGACGCAATCGACTACACCCCGTCCAGCGCCGTCACCGGCGGCGACGTCGTCGTCCTCGGAACACTCGTCGGCGTCGCCAAGCTCGACATCGCCGCCAACGAACTCGGCGCCCTCCACGTCAAGGGCGTCTTCGACTTCCCGAAAGCCGTCACGTCCCCCAGCGCCATCGCCGTCGGCGTGGATCTCTACTGGGACGCCACCAACGAGATCATGACCGAGACATCAGTCGGCAACACCCTCGCCGGAAAGTCCGTGCTGGCCGCCACCGCAGCCGCTACGACCGTCCCCGTGCGGCTCAACCAGTAGCGAAACGTCCGTCCCGTGGGGTCGCGCACCTCCGCCGCGCGGCCCCACACCCCGTCACCGGAAAGGGCGCACACCATGGCCAGAAGTTGCGATGAAACACGGCAGCCGATGATCGACGCAATGAAACTCCTGAACCTCGGCCGCAAACCGCAGGTTCTCGACGCCGGAATGGGCGCCGGCTGCCTCGGCGCCGAAATCCGCGCCGCCTTCCCCAACGCCGAAATCACCGGCGTTGACCTCTGGCACAGATTCATGCTCGACCCCGTCTGCCGCCAGACAGAC